GTAATACTTCAAACAAGGTGCAATGTAACTATCAAGTAAAGTGGTGTTATCGCTTGTTAGTGTACCGTTATAAGCCTGATCTTGCAGCTCGTCGTATATACCCGACCCAATCACATCACGAATGTAAATCTCCTGAGCCTCTTTAATCGCTGCCTTGAGAAGCTTATCGTCTAAGTTCTCGTTTATTGGTGTGTTATCCTTTAAGTAGGTAACGGATACAAAATATACAAAGTTAGCCATTGATTCTTCTTCTTAATAGTTGTGGTTGCCAAATGTGACGGCAATATGGAACGTGAGTAGTTGTGCCTTTGATTGTCATCCATCCGCCTCGTCTTTTCCAAGCGGAATAACCTGGGTCATTGTACTCCCTTGCAAGTATCACAGAAATTTGGTCTATTTCTTCTCTTGTATAAACTCGGTTTAAACGTATCATCCTCTGACAGAAATCTCTTGATGTAGGCAATAAATCGCCTCCGCTTATACCCGGTGCTTTCTCATAGGTATAACGAGTGACAATCTCTGTTCCAACATTGGAATTTTCAAGAGTGGTTGTTCCTTCAGGTGTTATTCTAAAACCATCCTCAACAGATTCGATTAAGCCCCTCTGTGCCATATCATCAACCTCACGCATTATCTCCTCCACAGGCTTCTGAATGTTGTTTGAGAGCGTTTCTAAGGTGATACCCTCGTTACTATACAACCACTGCAAAATCATCGCTTGTAGAGCATCTCCGAATTCTAAAGGTACAGACTCAAAGTTGTCTGCATCCTCACCGAACTGAGCAAATACCTCAAGGTCTTTGTCATCATCCCATCCAAAAGGATTCTCACAACTTTCACATTTCACTTGCTCAGACATTGTTGTTGTGGCTGACATACCCAACTCTATTCTTGCCTCATCTCTGTCAATGATGCCTTTCTCAAATAGTTCAACGTAGTCAAGTCCAATCGGTGGCTTGTTCTTAGTTTTAAGCTTAACAGGTGAAATGTATTTGAAAATAGAACTTAAAGCCCTATCCATCTGATTCTGTCTTGGCTCAATGTATGAAGTTTGGAACGCTTCAAAGGCTTCAATCAACTCGTTACGCCCTCCTAACTGCCCTTCTGTCTTTATACCGAAAAGCATCGGAGAAGTAACTCGGTGAGCCATCAAAATCTCCTCTTGAACTGTGTTGTTTAAAATGTCAAACTGCTTGTCAAAGTCAGAAGGTGCAAGGTTGTTAACTACTGAAGGAGTTTCGTTCGGATCGTTGAACTGAATGATAATACTTCCAGCGTTGTCTGTGCCGCTAAAGTTGTCTTTAAATCTACGAATTGTATTCCTGGCCTCTTCACTTGTCGGGATGCCCTTGAAGAGCTGCAGTAGGGTTTGAGCAGAAAAGCCACTCTTGATAGAGTTTAAATGGAAGTTGGCAATCTCTGTGTCTATTTCTATGTACTTAAGAGCCGACTGATACGGAGCAGTTGGATACTCGCCACATCCTGCCTTGTACATCTTAAAATAAAATACCTGCTTACTCTCTCTCGTGTTAGGATTCCAAGCGTAATAATGGTCAGGCTTTACCTTTCTATCTGACCAATCCTCAGCGTATAAATAATGACCATCTAACGAGTGACGGACATTCTGAAAAGGGAGATGATAAATCTCAGCTATTTTAGTCTTGGCTTTGTTCCAAATGATTTCAAGAGCGAACCCATCAAACAACTCAAGGTCCTGAGCAATCTTATTTTTAAGGCTGTCAAAATCCTCGTATGCGTTAATTGAATCAAGAGCATCGTTTGCTTTTGCAATGTCCTCTGTGTTGTATGCGATTATCTCGGTTTTATCACCGGCTATGAAGTCTGCCTTTTGAGTTATTATTGCTCCGTGCTTTGGTGAGCTGTTAAACAAGTCAATCAACATCTGAGGGTAAGCGTTATCCTGCCCATAAGTCAAGAAGCCTTTTGCTTTGTTCTCCTTGAAAATGGGGATTTTGCTCTCCGCAAAGTTGATCCGAATGAAGTTATTTTCCATCTTTTTTATCTTTTGCAAATATACTTCCAACCCCAGCGACTATGAAAGCCCCTGCTTCGGTTAGTGTTGCCTTGTTGAAACCAACAAGTAACAACGCCCCAACTATTAGCAGAATGCCGAGCGTGGTTGTCTTTGTGTTTTTAAAAATTCTCTCAAACATTTTTCAGCCTTTCGTTTTCTTTTTCAAGATTCTTTACTCGCTCCCTCAATGTGCTAACCTCACCTGTTAATGAGATGACAGTCGCTTGAGCCGTTTGTAACTCTTGCTTTAATCTGTCAACCTCACTGAGTATCTGGTCACGGAAAAGGTTTTGGTCTTTGTTTTGGTGTCGATTGTCCTGATGCTTTAGTTCTAACTTTTTAGCGTAGTATTGCCACGCTCCTGCTCCTCCAAGAACTCCGACGATTGCGATTATTATTGATGCGTAATTATCCACGAGAAAGTTTTTCGTTAAATGTTCTGTATAAATTAATAAATGCCATCAGCGTTACCAACGCCCAACCTAACTGTGAACCTGCCATCATTCCCACAAGGGCATAATGTACAACCGTAATCATTGCCAAAATGAAAGCTGCTAAACAAGCGTAGTATCTGCACTTCATATCTTTCATTCCCACACTATACAACTGAAAGCCTCCGATTAACACGCCTAAAATCTGCACATCTAACAACCACCCGATTTCAAGGATAGCCAACGGCAAAATAAAGAAGTGTAAAGCCCCCACGAATAACTCGAATAAGTAACTATCAGAATAAAGCAAAACATCCCGTAGATTCTTGCCGACAATTCTTAGCCTTTGGATGCTTCGTTGAGTAGTGATAGTAGCCATAACATGTATTTTTTAAATCTGTTCATCAGGTATTGGTGTATATTCAATTCTTTCAAGTTGCTCAAGTTGGTCGTGGATTGCCGAAAACTTAGGGTCGCTTAAAACATTTAACCCCACTATCCATCTATCGCTTCCGTCTTTGACAAACTTCAAAACAGAGTTGCCGTTGCGGTAGTCATTTAAAGCGTTATATTGTTCTGTATTTGGGTGTAATACTATCATATACTTGTCAAGTATGAATCTATTGAAGTTTTAAAATCTGATGCTTCACTATTTAAATCAGCCCCTAAAGAGAATAATTGAATCGTTGAATTTGAAAATCCCGATGTTGAAGCACCAGTTAAGACAAGAATTGAACTTGCAGCCAACCCCGTACTTACATTATCTAATGTTGTTGTAGATGTGCCTTTATAGTGTATGGAGGTCAAGGAGTTATCTCTTGTTAGCATAAAAAACCCTGCTCCTGACCCATCGGCAGCGGTTAGACTCCTGTTTGAGTTAAACCAAATTCGAGTGCTATTATCTTCTCTACAGAAATTAAATCTCGAACCATCATGTCCCGTAATAAATTTGGTTTGACTTACGTTGTTTTGACGAAAATACATCATTGACGCATTATTTTGAGAATAGTTTATAGCGTCAGTATTGGGTATATAATTAGTACTAATATAAGAGGATGTACCATTACCTGTAAACCCTACATCAGTTGTAAAAGTAGGGCTATTAACTTCAGTTACTTCAAAACTATTAGGGTCTTTCCAATTTATAGATGCAAAGTCTGAATCGCCATCGGTTGCAAATACATAAAATACATCTAACTTACTCCACACACCCGCATCTTTTAAATCAACGACTAACTGATTTTGCAAGGCTTGTTGAGATGCACTTGGTAGCGTATATGTTTGCGTTGTAGCGTAATCTAAAACGGCTTGATAATCCGCATCAAATCCACCTGCTGAACTTGCTAATATTCCAACTGTTGCTCTTATCATGCTAAATCACCAATAACATACCAAGTATCAGTTGCTATCTTTATACAAGTAGCCGCACCATATTGACCGCCAATTCCTAACGCTGAATCTTTAGATAATAAAGTAACGCCCGAACCTGCGGCAATCGTGGTTGTTCCTGCCCCTTTTTGTACTACAATTATCTGTGTTCCCGTGCTAAATGCTACGCTTGAATTAGGCGGAACAGTTAAGGTATTAGCAGCCGCATTGTTCATTTCAACCAACTTATCAGCATCACCCAAAACCAATGTGTAAGATGTTCCCGTTTCAGTGTTTAAATCAATAAGTTTTGGAGTCTTTGCGTCAACTTGCGTTTGTATCGCACTGGTCACCCCATCGAGATAACCTAATTCAGTAGATGTAACTTCTGAAACTGCAACCTTACCGCTTCCGTCAGAAACCAACGCCCTTGATGCCGTTAGGTCTGCATCGTCTATAGTTGTAGCCGCACCCGTTATAGTGGCTTGTTTGCCGTCAATCTGTGTCTGTATTGCAGAAGTTACCCCGTCAAGATATCCGAGTTCTGTGGAAGTAACAGCAGAAACTTCAACCTTACCTGTCGCACTTGATGTCAACGCTCTGGAAGCCGTTAAATCAGTTCCCGTGATGGTTGTAGCTGCTCCAGTGATGGTGTCCTCTTTACCGTCAAGTTCTGACTGCAAATCTGTTTGACTTGATAACGTGCCTGTAATGCCTCCCCAAGCAACAGAAGAAGATATTTCAATATTACCGCTTCCAAGTAAAGAAGTAGAGTTTACAGTCTTTATATT